GGATGCCTTACAGCAAGTTCTTGTTTACTATAACGACCTCACCCCACATGAAAAGAACTAACGTTGATTTTAGTAAGCACGTCCACACGGTAGAAACTTTCAAGTGTGGAGAGAAAACGATCCTGATTGATCACTTTGCCGAACCGGGTACCGGAATATATGCCATTCATTTTTTAAACGGGCCAAATGGACTTGTGGTTTATGGTGATTGTGGTTCGTGGATGTTTTGCCGGCAATTCTTCCCATCAGGAAAAAAAGGCGAATGTGTTGATCCGGTGTACTGGCTTGAAAAACTCAAAATAGGCAGTTGTCAGGTACCAGGTAAATACGACCCCGAAGAAACAGCAAAAGAGTTAAGAGAGCTTGAAAGTAAAGGACTCAAGGAATACGGATATTCAGGTAAAAAGCTTAAAGAAGCGAAAATGTGGTTTCACAACCTACTTTCTGAGGTTGATGATGAATTAGGATATACCTATACTGCTTATCGGGAATATGGGAAACCCGGTTTCATTGACTACGAGCAAATCCCATTCTGTAAAAAATTGGATGCAGGTCTAAAATGTGTCTTTGATGCTTTTGATGAAATGTGTCTAAGAATGAGAATAGAGGCCGAAAAAGAAGTTAATCCATGACCCCAGAACTAAGAGCCCAATCCCTCTACCCTACCCCCACAAAGGGGAATACCTTCGATAAGGAGGACTTTGAGTTCAGGACGCTGAAAGCTGAAATACAGCGGAAGGCTTTTGCAAAAGGATGGAATGAATCTAAAAAAGTAAAATTATGAATAACACTAGCATAGAAGTGGAAGCAATTGAGGTTTTTAACGAAAATTTTGGAACAGTAAAACTTTCACGATATCACAAAGTCAAAGAAGAATTTGAAGAAATGACTGAAGCTTTTGAAGAATATATTCGGGTTCCACATTTTGGAAAGTCTAATGAATGCGAAGAGCACTTAAAGGACGAAATTTCGGATTTATATGCAACCGTAACACACCTTGCAAGTTTATTCGGTTTGCATCATCAAAACCTTCTTGAAATGGCAATAGATAAGGTTGAAAAAAGGAAAACAAACCCGAAATATAAAAGATTTGTATAATGAAAGCAATAACAGAAAAACAACCTTGGGCGTCACTTATAGTTGAAGGCCTGAAAATTGACAATGTAATATTATTCAAGGATATTGAAAACCGTACATGGAAAACTAATTTTCGTGGTCGTGTTTTGATTCATGCAGCCGCAAAATCATGGAATGGGAATATGTTTATAAAGTATTTATACGATATAATCCCTTCACTTTATAAGATATTTCCTGAAACAAAGGGATGGCTTGAAAGCCTACCAACTGGTTCAATTATTGGAAGTGTTGAAATAGTGGACTGCGTTATCAATCACACAAGTATATGGGCGGATCAAAATAAAACAGATGTTCAGAAGATTCGAGAATCATTTGAAATCACGAAAGCTGTTTCAGAAGGCAAAAACCCAAAGATAACATACAATTGGGTTTTACGAAATCCAATCCTTTTTGAAAAGCCTATACCCGCTAAAGGAAAACTTAGCTTTTGGGAATTTGACGAAACTTTAATCAAAGAAAATCATGTATAAAGGAAAAGCGATATATCAACCAAAAGGCCCTGCTGGGGAATATGCAGAATGGGCTTGTAATTTCTATGTAGGATGTTCAAATGACTGTTCCTACTGTTATTGCAAGAAAGGCGTTTTAGGTCATGTAATGGGCGGGTTAATACCTACTTTGAAAAAGTGTTTTAAGGATGAAGCGGACGCCTTAAAGATCTTTGAAAAGGAACTGAAATTAAACCTTCTTGAACTTCAAAAACACGGTCTATTCTTTACGTTTACATCCGATCCATTTCTACCAGAAACAACACTTCTTACTCAACAGGCAGCAAGGTTGTGCCTAATTAACGATGTGCCCGTTAAATTCCTAACGAAGCGAGCAGATTGGCATATAGATGCTTTAATCCGTGAATTGAACGAAAACCAAACAATCTGGAATTACGAGCCAAAGAAGCACCTTCTTGCTTTCGGCTTTACCTTGACCGGCCACGATGAATTGGAGCCAAACGCATCTACCAACGCTGAACGTATCGAGGCTATGAAAAAGCTTCATAATGCAGGATTCAAAACCTTTGCATCTATTGAGCCTATAATAGACCTTAATTCGAGTATGGAAATGATTCAGCAGACAATCGGCTTTTGCGAAATGGGTACAGCGGGGGATAAATCAGAGTGTTGCAAATCTCAATGCGACTACTACACACCAAGAAACGGAAAGAATGGTATTTGTGAATTCCGAGGAACGTTATACGATCACGGGGGAGAGGTAATTTTAAAACTTAAAAGTTAATACACATGATACGCTTAATCAAGTCAATTATATCATTCTGCTATCTTCTGAAGAATTGGGATTTTAACGACTGGTAAAACAAGAGAGCTATGGAAGAGCAAACATTATTTCCCGATGTGGTAAAAGCCCCAAAGAAGCATAAGAAGAGAAGAGCTGATAACGGTCAGTTCTGTACACAGAGAGAGGCTGAGATAATCAAGCGTTATGAAGCCCGCATGAACCATGCCCGTGAGCGTGACAGGAGAAAGATAGAGGCATTACTCGCTCTTGGATCAGATATCTACAAGTTGATTCACAAAAAAATCTAAACATGGAACAAACAGTTTTATTTCGAGGAAAGTCAATCAATACTGGTGAATGGATTGAAAGCATGACAATATCAAATGGTACTATTAAAAGGAAATATGGAAACTGTTACCTTGAAATAGATGGTACATGGATAGGGGTTTATCCTGATTCAGTCGGTCAATACACACTACAGAGTGACCGAAAAGGAAATCCACTCTTTGGAAGCATCTATATCAACGGGAAGGTGACAAAAGGCGGTGATTTGGTTACTCACAATAAAAACACCGCACATATTGAGTTTATGGATGGATGCTTTTCTATCTATAGACCTACCTACTATGTAACCCATCTTACACGTTTAATTTCTGCAACGGTTGAAATAATTGGAAAGCAATATGAAGCATAAGATGAGGCTTAAGAATGCCAATGAGTTAATATATCTCATTGTGGTGCTTTTGATGGTTAACATCACTCTCACATCATCAATACAGAGGTTTAAACGCCCTGACATGACTACAACGGAGCTATTTCTCATGCTCCCTCAGAACTTTATCTATCACTTTAATAATTCAGGACATGACTGACTTATCTATTGACCAGATGCAGCTTATAGCTCATTCGCTTGGCATAGACCTGCTAAATGCTGTTGTATCCTCAAAGAAAAAAGATAAGGTCTTACCAAAGGATTATTCAAGAAACTATTTCTGTTCCAATAAGAGAAATTCAAATTGGGAGCAGCTACAAATGATGGTTGATGATAAGTTTATGTATACAAGATCCGGTGCTGCCGGATATTTTTATGTCACAAACTTAGGTAAGTCCAAATTTGAAACTGATTTTCAGAACCTGGTAAAATGGGAAAAGCCTGATACTTTTGATTTGGAATATCTCAAGGAACGCATTAACGCTGTTTGTGAGATATATCACTTCACCCTCAATGCTGATTATATAATTGATAAGTATGTCAATTGTCTTAAAAAGGCATTTTATATCAGCTCATCCACAAACGTAGTTATCAGGACGCTCAGGACGGATTTGGATAGGTATTATAAAGCAGGTCTGTTCAATGGATATTGAGAAAGTAGATATTCCCTATTCCCAATTCATCCGTCTTTGTAATACGGATGATTATGGTCGATGTACTTGTTTCACCTGTGAAGAGAGATACCACTGGTCTAAGATGCAGTGTGGTCATTATCTTGACAGGAGACACAAGGGGACACGCTTTTTACCTATGAACACACACCCTCAATGCAATGAGTGTAATGTAGGAAAAAGAGGTAACCTGATAGTGTACAGGATGAGGCTCGTTGAACTTTATGGTGAAGATGAGGTGTTGAACCTTGAATCAAAAAAGTACTCAATAAGCTGCTTAAAAGATGTTGAATTGAAAGAGTTATATGACCTCTATTCATCTGAGGTCAAACGATTGAGAAAAGAAAAAGAACTTTAATTTATTTACTTAAAACAAAAACAATGCAGAAAATTTTAGGAGAAAATTATGATGATGTTCAAAGAGTTAACTTTTTGAAAGACAATTGTGACAGCGTTGAGGAAAAAGGATACATGAAGCCTTTTACACCTGAAGCTATTTTGGCAATGAAGGATAATCTAGCAGAATCATCTATCCTTCTCAATGACATTCAAGAAGAAATGAAGGATGTTATGAAAGGGTTTAAGGATCAAATAGCTCCTATCCTCAAAGAAAAGAAAACCTTACTTGGAAACATTAAAACAAAGGCTGTCTTTGTTAAAGAAAATTGCTACAAGTTTATTGACAAAGAAGACAAAATGACTGGCTTTTACAGTGCTTCCGGTCTTCTTATTGAATCCAGACCATCCACACCAGATGAAATGCAGGGAACGATCTTTCAAATGACCAGAAAAACAGGTACAAACAATTAATCTTTAATTTATGAACACAGACAAATTGATTATCAACACACCAGATGATGGTACGCCAACAAGAATTATCATCCATGAATTATCAGAACTCAATGAGCTCCCAGTCCTTGAACCTCTTAAACTGCAACTGAAAGGTGTTATAACATGTGTGACAGAGTTTCTGAGTCAACGTAAGGACCAACCTGACCAAATCAATGAAAAACGGTGTCATATACTTGTAAATCGTGAGGATATAAGCATTAAGCTTGTTTTTAACGAAAATGACAATCGGAATACTGGATTTGTTGAAGGCGTATTACAACCTCATCCTTCATTCGTGGCTTTTGGTATTAATGACAGTACAAAATGGAGTCCAGCCGATTTGGGTATGTTCTTCAAAATGAATCGTGCCTTTTTTCCTGATAAGGCTATTAATATGCAACTCGTTCACGATTTATTGCACTTTAACGCTACAGTTAATCAAACCCTCGAACGATTAACGAAGGAAACCGGAGACAGAACGGATGTCTTTAAACAAACAGTAGATTCAAACATCCCGAAGGCGTTTACCCTGAAAATACCCGTTTTCAAGGGCACTGATCCCGAAACGTTGGAGGTGGAAACATTTGCTCAAGTTAATGGCCGTGATGTGGCTTTTGTCCTTCTTTCCCCAGCTGCCAACCAGCTGATGGAAGATATCAGGGATACAATCATTGACAAAGAGATTGTAAAAATCAGAGAAATGTGTCCAAGCATTGCCATTATTGAACAGTAAGAAAATCAATCAAATTTATAGGTTATGGAGTATCTTGACCAGCTAAAGAAAATTGTCTGCGATGTTTGCGGTATTTCAGAGGATGCTATATCCCAAAAATGTAAACGTAAAGAGCTTGTTTTAGCCCGGACATTGTTTGTTAATTATGCCGTAAAACTAACGCCTGATAGTAGAGCGATTGTTAAGACTGTTAATTTATCTTTGGACGATATTAGGCCATCTATCGCCCGTTACCAAACAGAATTAGAGTCTAATATTCTTTTTAAGTTCATGGACGATACAATACGTAAACAACTATGTTCAGAGTAGACATAACCTATGAAGGTAAGAGGAGTATGAAGGAAGTGGAGCGTGAGTTCCACTCCCTCTTATCTGATAAAGAGATTCAGAAAGCAGCTGCTAAGACCATCAATGTGACATCGAGACGTGTCGTTGGCCTGATGAAGAAAGAAGTCAAGAAATATTACACTATCAACGCCAAAGGTCTTACTGAAGCCTCTAAGCTATCCAAACCAGCAAGAGGAACAAAAGAAGGTTTATATGCTGAGGTATCCTATTCAACAAGCGTAATAGGTCTTAACAGGTTTAAGCACAATAACCCCCGTCATGGTAACCCTGTTACTGTAGAGATCAAGAAAGGCCGTCCTATAACCTATAGACATGCCTTTGTTCGTAAGATGAAGTCAGGACATATCGGTGTTTTTGTAAGTGGAAGTTATGTTGGTAAACGTTTCGTCCCATCCAACGCTAGAACATCAAGTGGTAAGACCAGGATAACGAACGTCCAGACAGCATCACCATACACCATGTACAGTAGTAAGGCTATGAGTAAGCAGATCACGTCTTACATTGATAGAACACTAGCAGAAAGATACAGAGTATTCTTGCGTCAAACGGTTGATAAGCTCACTCAAGACAAGTGACAGCACTATGTGTGCCTAAATGTTAATTCTTAAATGTTAATATATGTTTATATCATTGACTATCACATCATTATGCAGAGAATCAAAAGGTACTGTGCGGCGTAAATGAACGCAGGCAGCGCCACCCCCATTTTCGCGCTAGTTAGTCACTTTTTTTAATGTACGCAGTACGCAAAATATGATGTATTTACACCTATAAAACAAATCAGAAAAAAACAACACAAAAAATATTATGATGTACGCACTTTTTTAGTTCGTGATCTTATTTTTTAGAAAAATAAAAAAAGTACGCAAAAATATACGCAAAATGTCAGAAGAAGTAATCAGTATCAGGGAGTTTGCAAGACGTGTCAATATCGGTGAGAAAACTATTAGAGACGGTATACGTCTTGAGAAAATTGTCAAAGGTGTTAAGATTGAAAATGGTAAGCCAAAAATTATATTTTCAATAGCTAAAAAGGAATTTGAAAAATATGGTCTAGGTTCAAAAGCTATTTATTGTCAATCAAAAAAAGAACAACCTGTCAACGAACTTAAAACTAAAAAAAAGGATATTGAGAAAACTATCATTGTTGAAGACTCATCAGATAGTCTTGATAATATTGCAGGATTAACAGGTGACAGTTCAATGGCTCAAGCTCAAAGAGCCGAGAAAATATTCAAGGCTCAACTGGCCAGTCTTGAAGTAGATGAAAAGGCTGGAACATTAGTACCTCGTGATCTTGTTCGTTCTCAGCTATTCTCAGCTGGCCAAGCGTCACGAAATGTATTACAATCTTTACCTGATCGTGAAACAGATACACTTATTTCTCTATCAAATGACAGAAATAAGTTTTATAACCATTTCAGGAATGCTGTTGATGCTGCAATCCTTGAAATCATACAAAACTGTAAATCCACAATATGAAGATCAATTCAATTGAAGAGGATGTTGTCATACCTAAAAAAGCCAAGAAAGAGAATCTAGTTAAAGGTATTATAACTACGAATCAAAGTCGTGAAAGCGCAAAAGCATATGTCATTACTCCACAGAATATGGCCAGACGTTATTCTTCAGAAAAAAAACTTGAAGAATTGATTGATTGGGATTTTGCCGCTGGTAATTCATATCATGTTATATCACAGGGGGACATTGATAGCCTGACGTTTTTAAGGCATATCATAAAACAGCAACATATCAAAGAAGTAATAATATCCACCTGGTGCATGGGGATATCTGATATTCTTGAGATAGAATCATGGATTAAGGTTCACCGTATTGATTTTGTCCATTTCTATGTTGGTGAAATATTTAAAGCTTCATATGCCGGGGAATATGAAGAGTTAAAAAAATTGCAGAAAGAAGGAAAAGCGAATGTCAGCATATTTCGGAATCACTCAAAAGTTATGTGTGGTCATGGTGATAAGTTTTCATTTGTTATTGAAAGTTCTGCCAATATAAATACAAATCCCAGATGTGAGAATACTGTAATAACATGTGATCACTCATTAACTGATTTTTATATTAATTTTTATAAAGATATCATATCCATTGACCGGTAACCCTCCCATATTAGACTATCTAGCAGGTTTTACGCCTGATCCCCGTCTGACAGTATCGGAATGGGCAGATGAGAATAGAATACTGTCTTCGATGGCTGCATCAGAGTATGGGCCATGGAGGACAACTAGGACTCCATATCTTCGTAAGATAATGGATTCTCTTTCTGTCTATTTCCCGTATAAAAAAGTTGTTGTAATGAAAGGTGCGCAACTTGGATTGACAGAAGCTGGAAATAACTGGATCGGGTATATAATTGATAGCACACCGGCACCTACGTTAATGGTCCAACCAACAGACAAGACCGTTGAGCGAAATTCAAAGATGCGTATTGATCCAATGATCAACTCATCAGAGTCACTTTCTAAAAAAGTTTCAGATAAAAAATCCAGAAGTGGAGAGAATACTATAACACAAAAAAGTTTTCCAGGTGGAATTCTTCTTATGGCCGGTGCCAATACGCCAGTTGGTTTACGGTCCGTTCCAATAAAAAATCTATTCTTAGATGAAGTTGACGGATATCCATATAATTTGGACGGTGAGGGATCACCCGTAGAACTTGCAATAGCCCGAACCCGAACCTTTGCCAAGAAAAAAATATTTATCATTTCTACCCCAACGATAAAAGACACCTCCATCATCGAGCGTGAGTTTTTGGAAACTGACCAGAATTATTATCAGGTACCTTGCCCCCATTGTGGTGTATATCATACTTTTGTTTTTGAAAACTTAAAATGGGATGAAGGATTTCCGAAAACGGCCAAAATGCAATGCCCCAATTGCGAAGAGTTGATTGAGGAAAGGCATAAAACTGAAATGATGGCTAAGGGTGAATGGATATCCTTATGTCCTGAAAAAGTCAGTGAGGATATAATTGGATTTCATTTGTCTTCGTTTTATTCACCATTTGGATGGTACTCATGGGCTGGCATTGCTGAGGACTATGAAAAAGCCCTTAAAGACCCATCCAGAATGACCACATTCATAAATACCGTATTGGGTGAGGTCATTGAGGATTCTGGTGAGGCCCCCGCATGGCAAAATGTATATAACCGGAGAGAATCATATCCTCTCAACAAGGTACCTGGAGATGTTTGTTTTCTCACCAGTGGAGTCGATATTCAAAAGGATCGTATTGAGTTAGAGATTGTCGGATGGTGTTCAGATAAATCCAGTTATTCAATTGATTTCAGGGTATTGTTGGGAAATACCACCCTTCCTGATGTATGGAGTCAGCTTGCTGAGGTTGTCGATGAGACATGGACCAGAACGGACGGTGTAGAGCTTCAGCTTTTGAGGATGGCCATTGACAGCGGTTACAATACCACTGAGGTTCATACCTTTTGTCGTAAGTATCACGGTAGCCGTGTTATCCCTATCAAGGGTGTTGACTCACTTGGTTTATCCGTTGCACCTCCCCGTCAGGTTGACTACACAAAAAATGGTAAGAAGATCGGGAAATTTAAACAATGGAATATCGGTGTGTCATTGCTTAAGTCAGAATTGTATTCATGGCTGACCATTGAACCCTGTACCGATGGTACGTTCCCGCCTTGTTACTGCCATTTTCCTCAGTATGATAACCGTTATTTCGAAGGTCTGACCGGTGAGGACTGGATACCTGCTAAACGTAAATGGGTGAAGAAGTATGAACGTAATGAGCCCCTTGACTGTAGGATATATGCCCGTGCCGCTGCTACCATTGCCGGACTTGACAGGAAGAAGCCCGAACAACTTAAAGCTATGGGTATGGTATCGGATGCCAAGCCTATCCCGAAAAAGGAAATAGACAATCCAACCGTTGAGGATCATACTGAAAACCAACCTAAGAGGCCCCGAAAAGGAAGCTTCTGGGATAGATAAAGCTCCACATTTGTTGGGGCTTTTTTTATGTAAAATAATCAATAAAGTTAACGTTTATTAACTCTATTTATTTGGATAATGTCACATTTGACACTATCTTTGATACATGATTAAGAACAATAACAACTACTAATAACCACGACAATGACAACAATAGACTTTATCACAAGATCAAGAATTCAAAGTAGAGTTGAATCATTTGTAATATCAAATGGCGATGAAGAAGGATTCGTTTCATTTGAATCAGTACTCGAATCAATATTTAATGAATTCGGCGAATCTGAAGAAGTAAAAATAGCCGCTAAAAAGCAATATGATTTTATGTTTGAATTTTAATTTAAAATATACACCACAATGGAAACAACTGAAATTATTGAAATTATCAACAGCGAAATCCCTTACTGTCTTGCTTCTGAAGAAAATGGTATCATCGTAGTAGTAGTAAGAGCGAAAAGAAATGATCGCGTCTTTATAAAAGACGGTGAAGTATCCTACAAAGGAAAATGTATCACAGTAGCAGGTCAAATAGCTGATAGATTTAATTTAGTAAAAAACTTTTAATACTCGAAGGTCATGGCAACTATTAAATTTTACAAAGTATCAACTACTTTTAGTTCACGCGAAGTTAATGCACGTAGTAAAAACGAAGCAATCAGCATCTTTAAAGCTCAGCTTAAAAACTTCGTTTCTGATTCTGATCACATTTCAGTAAAATAGTTTAATGCTGTCCTACCGGCTTTACGGGGAAACAATCAGACCATCTTGGATTTTAAAGCGTGGATGCCGAAAACCGCTAAACAGAGTAGGCAAAAAAATTAATACTTTATATTATGAAAACTTTTGATGAATTATTTCAGGAAGCTGCACAAATCAGCGACAAAAGAACCGCTATTTTTAATCAACTTATTGAAAAAACTGAAAACGAAATTATTCCTGCATTTGCGAAAATGCTTGATGGTTACGACTTAAGCAAATCTTTTTTTACAATGTATGTAAAACCTTTTTCCGACATTGAGCCTCAAAAGGATGAAGATGATTCAAATTTTTGGGCTATTGCTGTAGAGCATGATGGGCGAATCTGGGACTGCGAAAAAGATATTTACACTGGCAAATACAAAACATATAAAGAATTTCGGCTAAAAGACGATGAATCAAACATTAATCTGCCTATTACAAAATTTACCCGCGTCGGAATTGTTCCTTTTGTTAAATTGCTGAATAATCGAATAGAAGAGCTGAATAAAAAATACGCCTCAAAAGCCGAAGAAGCTGAAGCTTTATTGAAATAACAAAAAGATCATGAAAGATCTCAAATTCAAGCTAATTTACGAAGATCGCCAGCTAAACGAACTGGACACCAAAGAAATCACTGCGGCATCTCATAAAGAGGCTGTAATACAAAGAAACGCCGAGGTTGAAAAATGCAAATTGGAAGATTTGTTTTGGATTAGAATTGTCGAAATGAAATAAAAAAAGCAGGGTTTTAAAGCCCTGCTTAAATTCTGTGAAGTAAATCACAATCTACAATAGTAGAAATTTTGTTTTAATCCACGCTTTGCAGCGAATTGTCCAGATAATTACATCTAATATTTCAATTCCAGATTGGTCTGATTAGTGCCTTTCGGCATCCGGACACCACAAATATAAAAAAGAATTTTATGAAAACAATAGAATTGATAAAAATAATTTCAGAGTGCAAAACAGGCGAACAGCTTCTTGCACTTCAAAAACTTTGCCCGGGCTACAATGTAGGTTTCAATTTTGAGACTAAGCAGGCGTATGTAAAAAAAGACATCCGTATAGCTATCAAAAACAAATTAGCCGAAGAGGGCTTATCCGTTAATCAATTTTCTAAGGATATTGATTATGATTATAGCAATTTTAAAAACTTCCTTTCAGGAAAACGAAGCATCCCATTTGAAATATTAGAAAGGATTTTTGGCATACTTCAACTGTAATTTTTTTAAATATTTTTTTTAAGCTCCACATTATTGGGGCTTTTTTTTTGCCCTTTTTTTACCCTCCGAAAAAATGCCGTAATTCTTTAAACTATTATATTTCTTCATGTTGACATCTATTACTTAATTTGTTGCTTTAATTTAAAGCATCGAATGACCTATACATCAGAACAATATCAGAAATTAAAGGACGCTATTGCACTAGGTGCTACAACGGTTAAGTATGCTGATAAAGAAATCACATACCGCAACCTGTCTGAGATGAAACAGATATTGAACATGATGGAAGCTGAGTTATTCCCTGCACCAACTAATAGAAGAAAGCTTATTGAGTATGGCAGAGGCTTCTAAATTAAACCTTGTTGATAGGTCAATAGCCTATTTTTCCCCGAAAGCTGCCCTTTCTCGCTTTAATGCACGAAGGTCTTACGAAGCTGCCACTATGGGTAGACGGGGAAAATCCTTTAAAGGAGCTAACTCTGCCGGTCCTAATCTCGAAATATCCCAAGGATTTATCACACTCCGCAATCGCTCACGTCATTTTGTAAGAAATAACGGATGGGCGAAACGTGCCATTAATGCCATTGCCAACAACACTGTCGGTGAGGGTATTCGTCCGGCACCCGTAGGCACAAAATCTCAGGTAAAGAAAATAAAAGCGATCTGGAAAGATTGGGCTGAGACAACTGCTTGCGATTGGAACGGTAAGAATACCTTTTACGGATTGCAACGTATTGTGATGTCTAAGATAGCCGAAGCAGGTGATTGCTTAATCGTAAGAAGACGTGTCACCCCTACCCGTGAAAATCCTCTACCAATAAAACTTCAAGTTCTTGAAGGTGATCAGTTGGATCATTGCAAGGATGGTATTAATGATAAAGGGTTTGCCCGTCTTGGTGTGCAATTTGATGAGGCTGGTCTTACGATAGGTTATTGGATATGGCCACAACACCCTACCGATATGACAGGTAAATTGAGCTCTTTGCAATCTCAATACTTTTCTGTTAATGATATCATCCATCCTTTTGAACTTCTTAGGATTAGTCAAGTGCGTGGCGTGCCTATGGGTATTTCCTCTTTCATTAAGATGTCTGACTTTTCCAATTATGAAGACGCACAATTGGTAAGACAAAAAGCTGCCGCTGCTTTCTGTGCTTTCAGGACTGGACGTGAAGGAGTGGCTTCATCAGATCTCGAATCCCTTGAACCTGGAATAATTGAGGATCTTGGTGAAGGTGAAACAATAGAATTTTCAAAACCTCCAGCTGCTGATGGTTACGCTGAATATTCAAAAAAGATTTTACAAGGCATTGCTGCCGCTTATGGCATCACTTATGAGATGTTGACAATGGACTATTCCAATGTCAATTTCACCAGTGGCCGTATGGCAAAAATTGATATCACACCCAATTTCCGCAACTGGCAGTACAACATGATGGTACCGCAGGTATGTGTGAATGTTTGGCGGTGGTTTATGGATGCCGTTATTATGACCGGATTATCATCCACTAAGGTCGTTTGTAACGCAACAGACTGGACAGCACCAAGAGTGCAACAGCTAGATCCAGTTAAAGAGACAAATGCCCGTGTATTGCAACTACAAGCAGGCTTGACAACATGGAGTGAATCAGTTCGTGAAGATGGCCGTGATCCGCAGGAATTTTTAGACGAGATAATTGCTGAGCGTAAGTTGTTGGCCGATGCCGGCATTACATTCTCAAGTATCATGATCGCCCCTGAACCTTTAGAACCTGACCCTAATATACTTTAATATGGCAAAACCAATGACCCTCAAAGCAGGTATGCAGTTCACACGAGCTGAAATCGTACAAAATTCCTTTAACGAGGAGTTCGGTACTTTTGACATAACCTTTGCGACTGAGACACCTGTCTTAAGAACCAATTGGGATGCGAACTATCATGAAGTTCTTTTGTGTCGTGAGGCAAATGTACGTATGGAGCGCATTAATGCCGGACTATCACTGTTGAATGCACATCCTTCTTATGGTGTTGGAACAAAACCCGAAGACGTCATGGGTAAGATCGGTAATGTCCGCTTTGAAAACAATAATATGATCGGTACCGTGACCCTTGGTGCTCAATGTAGTGATAAGACCAGAGCCGACTTAAAGAGTGGCATCCTAAACACCTTCTCTGTGGGATATACCATCTACAAAGGTATCAGGATGGACGATAAGGTGACTAACGTAGTTACTTATCAGATGACCGATTGGGAGCCAAACCATGTGGCCATCGCTCCTATACCTGCTGACATCAACTCAACGATGCGTGATAAAGATTTTTTTAACCCTTTTATTTTAGATAACCCTAATAAACCAAAGATGTTTACAATTGAAGAGATTCGAGCAAACGCGAATAACGAGCAAATAGCTCGTTTGGAAGCAATTATCTCTGTCTGCCGTGCCGCCAAGATTGACGGTAAAGTAGTAGAGTTGTATCAGAGCGAAAAGACCATTGAGGCTATTCGTTCTGAAAATCCAGCTGTAAAGGCTGAGGTACCTGTAAATGTTGAGGCTATTCGTGCTGCTGCTACGTTAGCTCAAAGAAACCGTATGGATGCTATTACTTTGAGCACCCGCGCTGCTGGACTAGACGATGCTAAAGCTATCGAGATGTTCAACAGTGATGATACTATTGAAGCTATCCGTCAGCAAATTATCACTGATTTCAAGAAAGCTGATCCTAAAGTGATCTCTATCGGACACGAAGCTATTGCAGGCAAACGTCAAGCAATCGAAACAGCTTTATTGCATCGTATCTCCCCTTCTACTTTCAAAGATGAGAAGAACGAAGGTGGTGAATATCGTGGTATGACCATTATGGAAATGGGAAAAGAACTGCTTATTGAACGTGGCGTCAATGTAAGAGCAATGAGTAAAATGGAACTTGCCGGATGTATCCTCAAAGGTTCCCGTGACTTATCCACTTCTGATTTTCCTTTATTGTTGGAAAATGTCAGCAACAAGCTTTTAAGAGGTGACTATGTTTTTGCTCCTGAATATTGGGATAAGATCTCCAACAAACTACCGTATCTGATTTCAAGGCCAAAAGCCTGTATCAGGTAGATTCTAAAAGTGGTATGAAAGAAATCGCTGAAGGTGAAGACATCAAGTACACCTCCCTTATTGAAGCAAAACAAACTTTGCAGGCAAAATCATTTGCTGAAGGTATTAAGTTCACCAGACAAGCAATGATCAACGATGATCTTTCTGCTTTCTCCATAATCCCTAACCGCTTTGTCCTTGATTGGAATACTCAAAGAGGTGACATCATTTGGGCTTTGATCACAAGTAATGTTACCATGAATGATACAAAGACTTTGTTTCATGCTGATCATGCTAACCTTGCAAGTGCTGCCGGTGTCATTTCAGCCACTACTTTGAAAGCTGCTATTTTGGCTATGAAGTCTCAGAAAGCATTGGATGGTAAGAAGATTTTACGCATCCTTCCTCGTTTCATCATCGTGTCTCCTGAATACGAAGTTGATGCAAGCATGTTGATCACTTCTATCACCCCTACCAAAACCGCTGATATCAACGTTTTCTCTGCAATGAATCTGCAAGTTCTTGTTGAACCTCGCTTGAGTGGTAAAGCTTGGTACCTGGCTGCTGATCCTAATGCAGTAGATGGCCTTTACCATTGTTACCTTGACGGTAACGAAGGTCTCCGTTCCAACCGTGAAGAGGATTTCGATTCTGACTCTATCAAGTTTGCTGTAAGAGGTGAATTTGGGGCCAACGCAATCGACTATCGTGGGTTGTTCAAAAACAACGGTCAATAAGTATTAATCTGGGGAGGTTTTGCCTCCCCTAACAAAATAAGATATGCAAAATTTAATTTGTGAAGGAAAAACCATTAAGGCTGTAGCGGTTGCCGCTATTGATTCTGGTGACTTGGTGCTTGTCGGTGCCAAGGTGGTTGTGGCCCAAAATGATGCGGCCATTAATGCAGAGTTTATTGGTCAAACAAAAGGTGTTTATAACGTGCCTAAAGAAGCGGGTGCTATCACCATTGGTCAGGCTCTTTACCTCAAAGCAGGTGCAAAGACGGTGACTACTACTGCTGCCGAAAACACTTTCTGTGGTTATGCTCATTCAGCTGCTGCAGCCGGTGCTGCCACTGTTGATCTGTTGATAGTCGATGGTACTCCCGTTACGGCTGCCACTGTTGCTGTTGTCGCCACTGTCAACGGTTCAGATGCTGCCACTACTCAAGCGTTGGCTAACGCCTTGAAAGTTACTGTAAACGAAATGCTGGTAAGCCTTAAAGCTGCCGGTTTAATGGCCTAAGATATGAGCGTCTTCGATGATATCCAGAAAATCGTATTCTCCACCGCAGCGGCGGTGTTTGGTGATGAGGCTATCTGGATACCATCGGGCTCACTCATCCCACAAGAAACTTTAGTACTCTATAACTCACCCAATGATCCTGTAAATATCGGGAATGATAAATACCAATATCGGCCATACAACTATTCAATTGAATTTTATATAGACCAGTTTATCGGTCTGAAATTATCAGTAGATAGCGGTCATGTCGAAAAGGTAACTGTCAAGGGTGACAAGCTGATTATTAAAGAGGTTTACACAAAGCATGATGGTAGAACTTGCATAGCATACGCTGAACTAGATGATTGATTATAGCCAAAGAGAAGATGATATATGTGTATTGTTGGAAAACGACATATACACTGTCAAACCCTTACCTGAGAATGAAGCTGACTATCCCAAAAATTTGAATAAGTCATGTGCGCTTATCATGTGTTGTGGAGCTGATTTTTCAGAACCGGAAAATCTGTCTGTCATGGTTCAGGAAGAGACTATATCCTTTGATGTTACTATTCTTGCAAAGACAAGACGTGGAGAATCAGGGATTTTTGCCATCATCAAAAATATCTCAGACAAGATCATGGGCTATCAGTTCCCAGGATGTGGTAAGATCCAGTTGAAAAGTCACGGATACAAAGAAGGTGGTCCCAATGAATGGAATTACATCTTTTCTTTTTCTATGACTTCAAAGACTATGGAAAACCAGCCTGAAGAACCATTTTACCCGCTTAAGAATCCTGAATTTGTCAATGGATGAAAAAGTTTGTCAATCTATATGGCCTGTTAAGCTTTACCTGTAATGGTCAAGGATCTATCTCTCAGAAAGGTGAGGTTATCAGTTTACCCGAAAAAGATAGCCATGTACAGAATCTCGTTGAAAAAAAGTTTATTAAACCGCTTAAAACTAAAAAATAATGCCAGATACATTTCTTCATGGGGTTGAGACCATCGAGGTTGCTAGTTCTGAAGGTACCGTAACCGCTGTCAAAAGTGCGGTTATTGGACTTATAGGTACTTCTGTGACGGGTACGGCTAACAAACTCTATCTCTCATTATCTGAGGCCAATGATATGACCCATTTCGGGGCTTATTCAAAGGTTGCCACTGATACAATACCCAACGCTTTAAGGCTTATTCGCAAGGAAAACCCTAAAGCTGTTGTTTTTGTCATCAGTGTAGGTACAGGTGCTACGACACCAACAGAATCTGATTTTGCAGGTGCAGTGAATGTCGCTACAGGTGTAAAGACCGGGCTAAAATTGTTTGAGACCTGCCGTGCACTTTATGGCCTTGTCCCTAAAATATTTATTGCTCCTGGATTCAGTTCAACGGCTGCCATCGCTGCCGATCTTGAAGCTGCTGCTTTGACCTACAGAGGTTGTGCATATCTTGACTCACCTACAGCTATGCTTTTCTCTGCCGCCTTGACAGCTAGAGGTGTTGCAGGTCTTTGGACAACGGCCAGCTATCGTACTAAGCTTCTTTTCTCAGGTCTTATAGACTTTGACAACAAGGTTGTACCAGCCTCTGCCAGCTCTGCCGGATTACGCTCTTTTGTTGACGAAAACTTTGGTTTCTGGTATTCATCTTCAAACCATACTCTTAAAGGTGCCGCTGGCATAGAAACCCCATTAAGTTTTGAAATCAATGACAGCAATTCAGAAGTCAACCTATTGAATGCTCAAGGTATTACAACTTTTGTCAACGTATATGGAGCTGGTATCCGTGAATGGGGTAACAGAAACGGTGCTTTCCCTCTTAATGCCGATTCCCGCACTTTTGAAGCTATGCAGAGACTTGATGACATATCTTCTGAAAGTATCGAGCTTGCTTGTTTGCCTTATCTGGATCTACCGATGTCACCTGCACAGATTAACCTTGTCACGGAAATGGTGAACGGTTATTTTAATACACTTATTTCAAGGGGAGCGCTTATACAAGGTAGTAAATGTCTTTTTGAGGCCGCCAAGAACACTCCAACAGAAATGGCCAAAGGTCATTATGTATGGACCAAAAACTTTATGGGTGCCACTCCTGGTGAACGGTTCACCTTCTACTCTGTGATTGATACAACTCTATTGAGTAACCTTTTAAACGCTTAAGACGATGAAAGTAATGAAACTACGTGATGCAAATGTGTATGTCAATGGTACCTCCACTTTAGGTCAGGCCAGTGAGATAACATTGCCAGAAATTTCACCGTCCAAAAGTGAATATAAGGCTTTAGGCTTGAATGGTGTCCTTAAGTTTTTCAACGGCTTTGAAGCTCTGGAATGCTCCATTAAATGGAACACCCCTGAGAATGATGTCGCAAAAGCTTGTCTTAACCCTATGCAGGCCGTTGATTTAATGGTCTATTCACAAAGAGATAGATATGTAGACGGCAATCTTTCGGGACAGGAGCCCGTTGTTTTTCACCTTAAAGGTGCTCCAGCGAATATGTCTTTAGGCTCTTTCAAGCCCAAAGAAGACACAGAGACGGAATCGAAGTTTGATTTGACGTATATCAAGTACATATCAAATGGTGAGGAAATTCTTGAACTGGATATTCCAAACAACATTTTCGTTGTCGGTGGTGAAGATTTATTACAAAATTATCGCTCTAATCTGGGTATCTAATGGAAAACAAATATTTCACACGCAAGATAAATGAGGGTACGGTAAAACGTACCCACGTTTGCAGCTTTGATAAAGATATCAAGCTTGATATGGTTGTCACCAATGGCCGTCTGGTCATGGACTCACTGGTTAAATCCTCCGTATCTGCATCAACCGACAAGAACACCAGTAAGCTCGCTGAGAAAGCCGTTAAGGATGAGTATGCAAGATCAGTTTCAGCACTTAGAATCAATGGTCTGCCTATCGTTTATGAAGAGTTAGCCAACTGCTTCGATGGTGAGGAGATCATGGAGGTCATGCACTTCATCAATGGTGGTGATATGTCCATCTTTGGTGGTGAGCCTGGTGAAGTAAAAAACGTGTAATCCTCGTTGATGATCTTGTTTTTTTGAGTCACTACACATCAACGGGGTTAACGGAAATACTGAATATGGATGCCGAGTTTTTTGAGGACTGTCTGGCATCTGCACATGAACAAAGACAAAACGATATACTGACACCTGTCAGAGCTTTACTGGTTGAATTAAAAGAAGACTAAATGGCAAATACTACAAAAGTTGGATTAATACTTTCCGCAACTGATAAGATGTCAAGGGTGGTGAGTCAGGCTGTTTCAAAGTCTCAAATGAAGATGAAGAAGCTTGAGGCTGTTATGGCAGGTGTCAACTCTGTTTCAAATAAGATGTTTGTTGCAGGTGGTGTTGCTGCTGCCGGGCTTTGGAAATCTATTGATGCAGCCGAGGACTCCAGGGTAGCTGTTAATCGCTTGAAAAATGCTTATAAGCAAATGTGGAACAACTCACCACTTGCCAATAAAGCTGCTGAGGATCAACTTAAATATGCCAGTAAGCTCGCTATGCAGATAGGTGTTAAGATGAGATTATTGCTTTGACACAAGCTAAGATAGCAACGTTTAAGAACGTCTCTTCCCAAACAGCTGTAATGACCGGATTATTTGATCGTGCTACGGTTGCTGCTCATGACATGGCCGCTGGTGGTTTTGGTGAGGCAGCGACAAATGCTGTAGCGTTAGGCAAAGCTTTGAACGACCCTATGAATGGTGCTGCTGCTATGAAGAAAGCTGGAACACTTGATTTTGGTGATGTTGCTTTAGTTAAACAGATCCAACTCACTAAAGGTCTAGGTGCTGCACGGAATATATCTTAAAAGCTGTTGAGAGACAGTTTAAGGGTACAGCTGAAGCTACTGCAAAATCAACTAGTAAAATAAAGGTTGGTTTTGGTGAGGTTGTTGAATCTATTGGAATGGCATTCTTGCCCGCTGTTGATAAAACCAATGTTTCCGTTTCCTCACTATTCTTAAAGGTGACTGAATGGATCGGTAACAACCATAAATTAATTAAGACCATTGCTAAGATAGGTATCGGTCTTATCGCTGCAACTGTTGCAATACGTACGGTTACTTTGACGATAAAGCTTGTACAGGGGGCAATTGCTGTTTTCAAGGCTCTACAGTTTGCTGTCTTTGCCGTACAGTATGCAACTACGGGAATGAATCTTGCATTTCTTGCCAGTCCATTATTTTGGATACCTGCCATTATACTCGCTGTTGTCGCTGCTGTCGTGATCTGTTGGAAGAAATTCGCAGGATTCAGGGCTGTTATACTCACCGTCTGGGATACCGTCAAGGGATTTGGAAACATCCTTAAGGATTTTGTCTTAGACCGTATCAAAGGGATAATCACGGGGCTAGGCAGTATGGGTAAGGCTATAAGTCTGGTCTTTCATGGGAAGTTTGCCGCTGCCTATGATGAAGCTAAAAAAGGTGTCAAGGCGTTGAATGGATATGATGCTAAAGTCAAGGCCATGCAAAACAGTGCTGCTCTGGTTTCAAACATTTCAACAAGACATAGAGAAATCCTTGCTGTGGAGAGATCCAAAGATGCAAGTAAAACACAACCAGCATCAACAGCCGTAATGATTAGAAAGCCTATTGCTGCCAACCAACAAGTAACATACTCCCCTACTATCATCGTGCAGGGCAATGCCAGTAAATCGGATATTGAAAAAGTCTCTCAAGATTCTCAGAAAGAATTTGCCAGACAGATGAAGAAATGGAATTTAAACCTTGCTAGAACAACCTATTGATGTTTTTACAACTAGGAACATATAAATTTCAAGGCATCAAGCTACCTCAAAGTTGGGATATATCTTATTCCACTGAGTATAGCCAGATACCACTTATCAACGGTAAACCATCCGTTCAGGCTGTCGGTGAAAATCTTATTGAGCAGTCTTTTGGTATTTTCCTCTCTTCTGAATTTTGTAACCCTACTGAGGAGATTGCAGCCCTTAACCTAAGTCGGATAAATGCCGAGGTGCTTCCTTTGATCGATGGAATAGGTCGTAATTATGGAAAATATGTCATTAAAAACATTGATGTATCAAACACTCAATGTCTTGCCAACGGAACGCCAACAGCTATATCTGCAACAATATCACTTTTGGAATATAATTCCATTACAAAAACAAAAAATACAGGTGAGGCCCTTGCCAGCAAACTACCCCCATCAGAAATAAAAGCGGTGCAACTTAGTAGCACTGCTCAGAGCATACATGATAATATCACAAAAGGTATTATGAGTAGCAACCAGATAAGCTCACATGTGACCTCTGAGCCGTCAATGGGTATGTATAAAAAGATTGCCAGCCTTGCCAGCGAAGCAAAAAAATCGTTTGAGGCTGCCAACACTCAGATCAACAATACAAAAAAACTTATCTATAGAGTCACCTCATTAAGAACGGCACTGACTAATGCTGCTGTTGCTGCGCAATTCGTTCGAAATGCTGCGGATATCAATAGCTTCAATGATTTGCTAAATGCAAACGTGACATTAGGCAGTGCCGTCTCTTTACTATCAGTATCTAGTGTACCTGTAGTGGCTTTCATAGGCAGTAGAGAAGGAGGTGAATATGTTTAACTATACAACGATAGAGGGTGAAACTTGGGGCTCAATAGCTTGGAAACAATATGGCTCCATGTCCGGCATAAAGACACTTATTGAGGCTAACCCCTCAGTGCCTGTTGATGCCATTTTACCCAGAGGGACAATATTACACGTCCCTGTTCTTGATGATTCAGAAGTATCTAGCATAAAAAATGTACCGTGGAAGTAGCCGAAAAAGTCATAGTAAAGATTCTGTGGAACGCCAAGGATGTAACTAAGGATGTTTCAGTTTATCTGTCTTCATTCTCCTATGTGGATGTCGAGGAGGGTTTTTCTGATGATCTGACGTTATCATTTGACAATAGCACAGGAATCTGGTCGAATGAATGGTACCCACAAAAAGGAGATACTTTACAGGCTTATTTTGGCTTTAACTCCTTGACAGATTCAGGTCTTTTTGAGATTGATGAGATTACTGTCTCAGGACCACCGGATATGATACAGGTCAAATGTCTGGCTGCTGGAATAACTAAGGCTCTCAGGACACGAAATAACAAAGCTTTTGAAAATCAGACGTTGAGACAGATAGCTACTTTCTTTGCCATAAAACATAATCTTAAGCTTGTGGACCAGTCAAGCATGTTATCCAAAATCAACCTTGACCGCAAAACGCAAAAAGATACTACAGACTTAAAATTTTTGACTGATTTGGCTAAAGAATATGGGTTCATCTTTGCCGTTCGTGGTAATCAGCTGGTTTTCACTTCTTACTATGCACTAGATAACGCTGCCTCAATTGGTACAATAGATATTAGAGAGATAAGCTCATACGATCTCACGGAGAAGACAACAGACACCAATGCTTCAGCGACATTTAAAGCTCGCATACCTAAACAAAACAAGGTAATTAACCAAAAATCTAGCTATACGGATTGGGACGGTAAAATAATTGTTGAGGACACTCTAATGACATCGGGAAAAGCTACATCTGCTGGTCAAGCTGAAGCTAAGACAAACGCAAATCTTTGGGGTAAGAATAAGTTTAAACAATCGGGATCAATATCTGTACCTGGAAACGCTAGATATATCTCAGGTGTAAATTTTGACCTCACTGGAATAGGTGTACTATCCGGAAAATGGCACATAGTAAAATCTACTCATACCATCATGGGCGATTATTCAATGGAACTAGAGATTAGGAAAACAGGGACTATCCCAAAACCCTTGAGCATAGCAAAAAAAGTAACAACAAAATCCCAACAGGCTTATTCTGATTTGGGAGAAAATGAAGAAGGATGGTAGAATATGGAATCATATCAGATATTAACTACAAGACAGGCCGTGCCAAGGTTCTTCTTGATGGTTCAGGGATAGTTACTGACTGGCTTTCTTTGCCTCATGGGATAAACGCTAACATTCATTATAACCTCAAACAACAGGTGTCTATTTTGATGGCTGAGAATGGCGAAGATGGTGTGATACTTAATACTGAGCCTGGCGGTAATATCTTACCCCCTTCATGGAGTGATGATAGTCATGAGGGATATATATTTTCTGATGGTAGCACAGTCTTGTATAATGCCGTTACGCATAAGTTAAAGATAACGATAGCTTATACAGGTGAGATAGAGCTGATTTGCTCAAAACTTATTGTTTCCGGTGATGTGGTTGCTGGAAATATATCGCTTAAAAATCATGCTCATACGGCCACACCAGAACTTATGGCCGGAGCTACACCAGTGACGGGAACAATAACAATAGCAAAACCATGAACGATAGAAGTATAGATATCAATAATTTAGGTCTAATGCTTACAGGTGTAGAGGCAATCCGGCAATCATGGGCCATTATACTCAATACCGTCAAAGGCAGTGATCCTTTGCGTCCAACGTTTGGATCAGGAATATTTGAGTATATAGATAAGCCTATTACGCTTTTTATGGGTGATTTCATTTCACAAGTTATCACCGATTTGGAGAGATGGGAAACACGTACAACAATTTCACAGGTTAAAGTGACCTTACAAGATAATAAGATAGCATTAAACATCAGCGGCCTCCAAAAATCTACAGGAAACCCATTAACCGCAACTATTTCACTGTCCAATTTGGAGACTATGGATAATTCAGTAATAAAACGCGCCTATTCAGACGCTTATAATAATGAAAACTATGGATGAGCCTATTTTTGTTCCCGTTGACCCAGCAGAGATTCTGTCTGAGATATTGATAGAGTTTGAAGCTCTGACAGGTTATGCGATTTTTCCCGGACAACCTGAGTATTCATTCTGCACCTCAATGGCTTATCGTGAGGTATTACTTAGAAACAGAATTAATGCAGCTGGTAAATCTCAATTGGTATCCTTTGCCACTTACCCCGTGCTGGATTATCTTGGTCAGCTACTAGGTGTTGCCAGACTAGCTGAAGCTAAAGCGACTTGTAATCTGAGTTTTTCCATTATCCCCGGACATCTACAGGTTTTTATCCCCCTTGGCACACGTGTAGCCAGCACAGATGGATCAGTTATTTTTGAGACTATTGATGATCTTGTCATTCCTACCTCAATGAATACTGTTAGTATCTTGGCTACTTGCCAGACAGCTGGAAAAAGTGGGAATGGTTACGCTGTAGGAACAATATCAGTTATTCAGGACCCATGGGCTTTTGTTACTGCCGTGACAAACACGGATATCACCTACGGCGGTTCTGATGCCGAGACAGATAGTGAGCTTCAGGAACGCATTTTCCTTGCTCCTTCTACCTTTTCTTGTGCAGGACCTGTAGGAGCTTATAAATATTGGGCACGTACAGCCAGCCCCCTTGTTATTGATGTAGGTATAATGACTTATAATGAGGATAATTCAATTGCTAAAGGTGAGGTTGATGTCTACGCTTTATTATCTGCTGAGGGTTTATCTACTGATCCAAAATATGGTGGAGTCAAAGAGATTGTTCAATTGGATATCCTAAGTAATTTAATAACAGGCGAAGCCGTAACCACAAGCGGTGTCTTTATTGTCACACTTGATGGTATTGTCTTTTCTTACAATGTTATAGCTCATGAGACAGGTAATCAGGTTTGTGACCGTATACGATCTGCTGGTGCTGCGGGATGGACAGTAAGTGGACAGGATAGTGAAGTTTATTTCGAAAAAAATACCATTGGTGATTGTGCCGATCCAACTTGTGATGCTGGCGTGACAGGGATAAATTTTATTATATATGCCCCCAAAAAAGGAAAATCTACCGCTACAGTGATAAACGATAGCATAGAGGCTGTTCTTAACGATGAGAATATTCGTCCCATTACGGATATAGTTGTTTAAGTCACCAACGGTCATAAACTATGAAATAACAGTAAACATCTATACTACCGATGAGGCTACCCCTGACTTAACCAATAGAGTTTATACTGCATTATCCGATTATGCTGCTGAAGCAGGTAAAAAGATGGGTAGAAATATCGTTACCTCAAAAATCGAGGCTCTATCAATGCTTACAGGTGTTTACGATGCCGATGCAACATTAACCATCAACGGTGTAGCATCTTCTGACAATCTGGTTATTGCAAATAACGCTGTCTCTCATTTAACAGGAATAATAATCAACATAGCACCTACAGAAGATGAATAAGTTAATGTCTTCAGCTGTCGCTTCGTCCAGAATAGGTGAGTTTGATACTATCGCCTCACACCGTTTTGATGACTTTGACCTCACACCGATGATGGTAAATCTCATTGATACTGTTGCAGCTTCAGCCCTGCCATGGCTTGCCAAACAATTTGATGTAGACAGTTTCAAAGGTTATGATTTATGCCAGACTACCTCACAAAAAAGAGAGCTCATAAAAAGCGCTATAGACTTACATAGACATGTCGGCACTATCTCCACGATTCGCAAAGCTTGTTCCCTTATTGGATATACGCCAACGGCCATTGAAGAAAATGTACCCTTGTCTGGTGAGACAGAAAATACATGGTGTGCTTTTAGGATCAGGTTATCACCCTCTGATCTAGGTTCTTTTAATACTGATTCTCTGACTAAACTGAGGACTTATATTGAGTATTACAAAAATGCACGTAGCATTTTGGCAGGTATCGGCTTTGATATTCATATGTCTGACAAGATATTTTCTAAACCAGCTGAGGAAAGGGATAGTTTGACACTGACAAGTAACCTAACAGGAGGTGATTTTTCTTTAGATTTTAGTTATGACTTTAATTAAAAAAACATGAATACAAAAACAGTTTTAAAGGAATCATCAGCAGCCACTTACGATACAAATGGTGCTAGAGGTATTTCGGCCTATGAGGTACGTGCATTTAATGAGATTCTTATTGATGCCACATATACACCTGCTGGAGTAGTACGTATTTGGCCAGGATTAAAATCTACTATTCCAGCCGGTTGGATTTTATGTGACGGATCACAAAAGAGTCAGATTGTTTACCCTGATTTATTTGCCGCATTAGGTGGTAACTTATCACCTTGGGGTGTACAGGATACAACTTTTTCACTTCCTCTTTTAAAACCTTCAGAAACAATTATACAAGCAAACCAAGCAAACGAAAACCTTCAAAACAATGATGAAAGTTTTTACAAACTGGCCCTTCATGGCGGGGAAAATAAACATACTCTTTTATTGACAGAAATACCGAAACACACACACACTATTAACCATGAGAACACGTCAGGAAATACAGGATCGGGAATAGCTGGAGGTGCTACCACAGTCGCATACCAAAATACCACATCGGGATCAGGTGGTGATACAGCAGGTCAGACAACACCTCACCAAAATATGCCCCCTTTTGTAGCTATGTATTACATAATAAAATTATTCTGATGGATAAGCTAGAATTACATGGTAGACTTACCCTGACTACTTATTTAAAGGGTATAAAACAGAAAACAGTCTGTGGTAATAATTTGATTGTTGCATCCGGTTATCTGGCATTATTACAAGGGCTTTCGGGAATTGCAAATAAAACTATCAGTAAAGTTCAGATAGGAACTAACAGCAATACTCCTGTATCTTCTAATACCGTTATCACCAACGCTGTAGATATTGTTATCACGAGCAAAGTGGCAACATCCACCGAACTAATAATAAAATTTGCTATCGGTGCTAATACTGGAAATGAATCAACATTTCAGGAATTTGGTTTGATACTTGCTGATGGTACACTTTTCTCCCGTAAATCATGGCCAGCCATCAACAAAATACAGGATCTAACAATTGAGGGTACTTGGGTAATCACAATTTAAAAAAAAATCATGAATCGAGAACAGTTACTTACAAAAATCAGATCAGTCATTTTCCCTAATGACAAAAACCGGATTGATCCTCAAAAACATCAAGATTTAGAAATAGAAATTGTCGAGTCTTTGTTTTTTCATATAGGTGCAGTTCAAGGTGGATATTTGGGCCCATTAAATTATAATAGCTCAGCACCTTTACCAGGTAAAAGCGGTTTTTATAAATTCATTACGGCGGGACCTGTTACCTGGATTCAAGGTACACCTGTTGTTAAAATTGGTTGGCATTGTTCTGTGGTATATAATAACAGTGTATATGAATATGTCGCAATAGAGACGCCTGAAATTATTAATAATCTCCTTGAAACTATACCAGGAAAATTATTAGATGCTGGTCAAGGCAAAATTCTTGATGATAAAAAGGCGGATAAAGCCTTGAATAATACTTTTACAGAGTTAAATACATTTACAAAATCACCCTTAATTCCTCTAAGCCCTAATTTGCCATCAGCGGCAACCCCTAAAAAATATGTAGATGATGTTACAAATAGCTTGAGAAGTTATATTGATAATAAATCAACTGAAGTGCTTCCTGGCTCAATACTTCCTGAGAACTTATCGTCTGAAACACTTTTATTACTCAATAATGGAGGTGCTGTAACAAACAACGCGGATGGTGAGGATTTAGAATTAATAGGAGCACCTGCTGTATTAAAGTTAAAAGACAAGGTTTATAGTTCATCTAATTTTAGCGGACTAGCACGTAAAAGACTACGTAAAAATATTGTTGGTGGAGTTAACACACTTATTCAGGCGATGGTAAGCGATGCAAGCACAATATATATCGTTCAATATGATTATGATCTAGCAGGGGAAACAATAACAATGCCTGCCAATTCTGCTTTACAGTTCGAAGGTGGGTCTCTTAAAAATGGCATATTGACGGGGGCGCAAACAGTCCTTATGCCTACTTCAAAGTGTTTCAAAAATACGCTATCTTTTGCAGGATCATTCCGTTGTTTCAGGGTTGACTTGACTTTTTTTGATGCTGACGTAAGTTATACAGATAACAGTACAGCGTTACTTAATGCCGTTGCACTGTCAAATCTTATGTCAACATATGTGTTTATTCCTCGCGGAAAATGGAACGTGGCGCAATTCACAGCCCCTTCTCGTTTTTGTCTTAAAGGAGAAAACAAATTGATGAACCTTGATGATATATACACATTAGCTTATCAGGTTAATTTATCATGCCTCTATTTTTCCAGCCAAGATGGAATAATCGTTGCAGACGCAAAAACACGCGTGAATATCGAAAAAGTTGGATTTGTAGGTGACAGAATAAATAAGACGACAAAAACACTTTTTAAAACAAACGGAATAGGTGAACTATATGGCTTACGAATGTCTGGTTGTTTTACTATATTTTTCTGGGTTACCGTGTTTAACGTTAACCTCGTATCGTCTCCAAGATTTTTTGAATGTAACTTCTTTTGTAAAAGATCATTATCAAACGCAAATATACAGGATGGAGTATTTAATATGTGTTATATGTCAGGAGACAATGATAGTTACAACAATTTTCAATACTCATTTTCTGGTGAATCCTGCCTGTTTGAGGGTGCTGTCTCTAGTACAATAATATCAAATTGTTATATTGAATTCTTCTATTACATAACAAATTATTTATTTTTAGAATGTAACGTAGTGGGGAATATTATTGACTTATGCGCTGCATTTAATAAAAATAAATCAGACAGTGTAGACGGAACTGAGCAACAATTTCTTTTTAGTGTGAATACTATTAGAAATTGCACGCTAGCAGACCGAGCAGCTTATGTTGATTTACCAGCAATTATGCGTACAACCTCAGAATACTTTTTTAGGGGTATTGGCAGTAATACGATTGTGTCTAACAATAAATTTGAAATAGATAAATTTTTTGGTAATTGCGCGAATGGAGATGCTCACGATATATCAATCGTGGGAAACACTGGAATCAAAGGTTTAGAAACTAGGATAGCTATCTCCCCAAATGCAAATGCAATATTAAACAAATCAATCTATATCCCTGACTTAATCGCGATGAAGGAAAATACTGTCTATGCAGCATATCCAAAGATGAAATGCGCTATTCCCGCAAAATATGGATTACAAGGGAAATTGGAGTTTGGAAAGGCGTATTATGATTTAGCAGGGTTAAGCCTTGATATTTCGGATAATTACAATCCAGCTTTGACGTCTCTTAATGTAGATTACAAAATCGAAGGATGCGCAAAAACTATTCTGAATGGTCACACCGTCATGGAGTATATAAACGGAAACACACACAGATATTATATTTTATCTGCCGATTTCATCGCTTTAAAGCCCACCTTTGAGGCTTTCATCGCTGGAGGAAAAACGATTACGGGTATAACTTTAATGGATCTAGATATCGTTGTGATAATGAATTCAGGAAACTGGTATCAGCTAAAGCATACAAGCGCTACTAGCACTAATCTTCCGTACCTAAATGTCTTCTATCGCGCATCCGCTTTACCATCCGCAAGCATGAGCATAAATGATGTTTGTGTGTTCGGAGGGGTATTTTATCGCTACGTCTACGATGATGTTAACAATGTAGCGGCATGGAGTTCGGCAAATGAAGTTCGGTTCGTTCCGTATAGACGCGCAGCTTATGTGCGTCCACCTTACTACATTTTATCAAAAGGGGATGAGTTTCTAAATTTATCGACATTAAAAAAAGAAACATATAATGGCGCAACGTCTGGCAGTATGTGGGTTGATGCAATGGGTGTAATAATCTAACTTAAAGAAAGGAGGGCTTTATGACTGTTAAAAGAATTTCAAAATCTATGTGGATTGGTTGGGCTGTTACAATCATTTTGAGCGTTACAGGTGGCATCAGTGGTGCTTATGTGACAATTAACGCACGTGTCTATGAGTTAGAAAAGCAAATTGAGCTTGTCAAGCTTGACCAGACAAACATGAAGCTCGAACAAACAGATACGAGGGCCATGGTTAAGGAAGTCCGGGAGATGTTTATGCAGATTGATAAGCAGCTCACGGAAATAACTGGACAATTAAATTTAAAAGCTGACAAGAAATTTATACAATAAGTAGATGAAAGAGATAGTACAACAAATCACTAAGGAATTTGGCTACGAATGGGAGTCGGTGATGTCATTTCTCAATGTTGAAACGGGTGGTCGAGGCTTTGATACAAAAACCGCTAAACTAATCATTCAGTTTGAGCCTGTTTGGTTTCGAAAAAAAGAACCCTATGCCCCTTCAGGTAAATGGTCGGTCAATAAAGTCGATGTGCAGGTACAAGAATGGATAGCTTTTAACGATGCTTTTAAGATGAGGCCGTTATCTGCCATGTCTTCGACATCGATTGGTATCGGTCAGGTCATGGGCGGCCACTGGAGACGACTT